AAGAGATTCCAGAAGGTGACTACTATGGCTGGTCAGTGGATGGAGATATGAAATATTTGAATAGCGATTTTCAAGTAATTCATAATAGCGGTAAATCTGTAATCATTGCTTTAATGGTCAAGCAAGCTCTTGAAAGAAATAAAAGCATACGAATATTGGTTCTTTGTCATCAAGGGCATCTTCTCTCACAGAATGAAAAGCAGATACATCGCGTCTGCGGAGAAATGGACACCGGTATTTATTGCGCTTCTGAAGGTAGAAAAGAATTTTGGAATCAAATTATCTTAGCTTCAAGAGATTCTCTTGGGAGAAATCCAGAGGTGGTTGGTGAATTTGATCTGATTATTGTAGATGAAGCGCATCTAATAGATTTGAAAGCTGGAAAAGAAGAAAGCGATACATATTATTCTAGAATCATAAAAGCGCAAAAAGATCCATTTGTAGTGGGTTTGACTGGTACGCCGTGGAGATTAGGTAATGGTAGCATAGTCGGTCCTGATTGCTTCTTTAAAAGAACAGCATATGAAATCAAGATGGACTATCTCATTGAGAAAGGTCACCTATGCTCTTATCGACTTCCATTTGAGACGAAGACGATCATTAATGCAGAAGATCTTAAAGTCGCATCGACTGGGGATTACAGAGAGAAAGATCTAGAAGAAATTTCTGCTACCGCACAGGTCGTAGGAGAATGTTTAGATTATTGGGAAAAAGAAGCTTCAGAATGCAAGGTGTCTCTATTTTTTTGCTGTTCTCGGATTCATGCAGGACTCGTAAAACAGCATTTAATGAATAGATTGGCGCATTCTGAAGTTCTTTACATCGATGGAGATTTAACAGGAAATGATCGAAAATCGGAACTAAAAAAAATTCAAGATGGTCATTATAGAGCTATCGTCAACATAGGTGTTTTAACGACAGGGTTCGATGCTCCGATCATTGATTGTATTGTTCTCTTGAGAGCTACAGCAAGCGCATCTCTTTTCGTACAGATGTCGGGGAGAGGGTTGAGAAATCACCCAGGTAAAACCGATTGCTTGATGCTCGATATGGCGGGTAATTTTGATCGCTTTAAATCATTGAGCGAACCTTATGTCAGAGAGCCTGGAAAGAAATCTCCTTTCTTAGTGAATGATGGTGGCGAGAGATATCGGGAATGCCCTTCTTGTGGAGAAGAATGCGCGGTTGCTGCAAGGCAATGCCCTGAGTGTTTGCATATCTTCATTAACCATACAGCTATAGCTAAGACTGATGGCTATGATTACAAATTAAAGGTGGTGGATTATCATTTTGAAGAGACATATACGAAGAATAATGATTTTGCATATGTTGTTCATTATAAGGTAGATATGCTGACATGGTATCAGCAATATTTCTTGGTAAATAGAAGAGAGAAATGGGCTGATCTTCATCGAAAACAATGGCTTAAATTCAAATTGAATAATTTTGGTTTTGCCCCATCAATTATTCAGGTGAGAAAAAAACCCGGTTCTAATTACCCAGACATCAAGGTTTTAAAATGGGATGTTGCAGAAATGAAGATAGGTGGTTGCTCTCATCGATGGGTTGATTCTACATGGTCAGCTCATGGTGGGAAGAATTTAATATGCATGGAATGCGGCGAAGGAGTTATTTAGATGGATATTTTAAAGAAGAAGAAGAAAGAAGAATACAAAGAGGTGAAGAGCTTCGGTCTTTCTCCTCGCTCAATTGAGAATCTTGAGAGTATGAGTTCTATTTGGGAGATTTCTAAGAGTCAAGTGGTAGAGCAATTGATCAATTATTTTCATGATTACAAAACAGATTTCGCTCATAGCTTCGAGCTAGCCATAGAGCCTCAGATCAAGAAGCGCCCAAGATTTGGTGGTGGTAATACCTATACTCATGAAGACACGAAGCGATATGAAACACATGTAAAGATGGCTCTCAGAAAATGGTGGAAAGAGAAACCGATTGAGGGGCCGATTAGGACTGAGATTATCTTTCAATTTTCAGCACCGAAGACAAGCAAGAATGGCTACCCTGGTAGCAAAGATGTCGATAATCTAGTGAAAGCTTGGTTTGATGGTGCGAATGGGGTGGTATGGAAAGATGATCGCCAAGTGTGCTCATTATCAGCAAAGAAGATTTTTGGAATAGATGATAGAATTATTTTTAGATTTTCTGAATTAGAGATTGATTTAGATAATTGGAAGAAGCTTTCTTCATCTTATAAATGGGTTGGGGATTAATCCCCCTTCCCCAAATTTTCATTTATAAGCCCTCTTTGTGTATAGCTCTGGTTTCTCTGATATTCTTTTATTTATTCTTATTCGATTGATCTCTTGATCTTTAAGGCTAGGTTGCCAATCTTTCTTATATCCCCTAGGGTGGTTTTCGATTAGATATTTTTTTCTCGAAACTTTAAATCCCCTCTTTCTCAATTCGAGATATAATTGATGCGATCTTGATCTAAGATATTTTCCTTTATCATAAAAGAATTTCAGATGCCCTTCTCCCATGCGATAGCTTTCTGGTATGCGAAGCATTGGCTTGGTAATAGATGCAACTCGAAAGATCTCATAATATTCAGCCATGAGATGCTGGTCCATTAGCTCATTTGGTGGTATGCAATTAATTCTCGTCATTTTTTATTCCCCCATGATTAATTCAAATTCAATATCTAGATCATGAGAAATTTCATTGATGATATCTTTAATCTCTTCTTGATCTTCGGTGAATTTTCCCATTGCTATTCGATGGCGAATCTCTCCATCTAGAGTTTCATAGATCAAAAAGATGATCATGTCATTCTTATCGCAAGCATTGAAAGCAGTTTTAATTGCCGGCGTATTGAACCCATCAAAATTATCAATCAGATTTTCCCATGAGATAGACCCAACGATACCTCTGGTGGTTACCTTTTCTCTTTGTGAGCCGCATAGAATTATGCAATTTGCTTCTTTCATTTTTTTCTCCTTATAAAAAAGAAGCGCCCTTTATGGGCGCTTGATCATCATTCATTAATGAACCCTGTTTCTTTGGTTCGCAATCTTATCTCTGACCTCAGGGTCATCCCCTTTATAGATCGATATATTGGTTGATTTATTCAAGCTACCATCATTAAAGCCCAGATATTTCTCTGGTTCATCTTCATATTGGGCGCAATCATCGCATTGATCAGCGAAGCCCCGCTTGCTTTTTTTCTTTATAAATTCTATCTCGCAATCTCGACATTTCATAATCCCCTCTTTCTTTTTATTAAAAGATATATTATTAATCATCTTATTAATAAGATGATGCTCAACTATATATTGGTATCATCTTAGAATTGCAAGAGCTTTTTATAACGCTTTATAATCATTGAGAGAAAATATGCAAATTTGCCTAAAGCAATACAGATATTTGCTCGATAAGTATTCTTAGAAAGAGAGATTGATCTATCTTTTAAAAAAGAAAGAGAGAAGCAAATGAAAGAATTTATTGAATATTTTGAAGAAAGCATAAAATGCAATTTTCATTCAAGATTAATGAAGCGATTGAAGAGATCAGAAATTGAGCTTCTTTATTCTCTGATTGAAGATCTGAAAGATTTTGAACCTAACGAGAGAGCTAAGAAAATCAATCGCTTATTTATCGATAATATTCCTCCTAAGACTAAGAATCATATGATCATTCTCGAATTGCTTATTTCAGCAAATTCTAAAGCATATCGAGAATTTTATGAATAATTTCATCAATTTAAACATGAAAGGGCTAACGCGATGAAAAAACTAGAAAAAATTGAGCAAGCAAGATCAGAAATCAGACATCAAGATTATCGATTGAGATGCTTGAATCGAGATCTATTCGATGAGAGAGAGATCGCTTCAATTGAGCGCACCTTGAAAGATTGCATCAAGAAGATGCAATCAGCAATTGAGATTGCGAAGAAAGCGAAGCTCAATACAGAAGATCTCTCCCAGAGAAGATTGAAGAAATCAATCGAGCATTACAAGAAATCATTTGATCTTCAACGCGCTGAATTGAAAGAGAAAATTGAAGAATACAAAGAAGCATAGATAACGCAGCGAAATCGCTGCGCTTTTTCTTTATGATTTTTAGAAAGATTACTAAGGTTTTTCTCAAAAAGGTCGATAAGAGAATATCTCTAGCGAGAGATATTGATTTTAACCAAGAAAGAAAGAGAGAGAAAAAATGAAGAATTTAAATGAATCACAGAGAAGAAGAATAAGAGAAAAGATTAACCTAGCTTTAGATGCTCTTGAAAATTTGCATGATTCATATGATTTATGCTTTGAACATGAAGCAGCGCAAGAGATCGAAGATATCATGATGCAGCTTCAAAATGATGAATTAAAATTAGAAATCATTGAGAAGCTCGATAATCTTTCATCAGCACAGAAGAAGCTTTTCGAGAAGATCAAGAATAAAGAGCAATTCACCATCCCATCAGATATATTTGATATTCATAAAGAAGATTATGATGCGCTTGAAGATTGCGAATTGATCATTACTGAAAGAAATACCATAGATCAGATTGAGATTTTTATTCAACCTCATTAAAGAAAGAGAGAAAAATGAAAGAGAAATTAGAATTTTTGAATCGAAAAATCATCGAATATGAAGAAGAAATAGATTTTCTTTATGCTGAATTTGAAGATGAAGAGAAGATGCCGATCGAGATTCAAGCGAAGCTTGACATGCTTAGATGCAATCTTTCTATTTATCAAGAAGAATATATGAATTTAATCAACATTTAAAGAAAGAGAGAAGAAAATGAATCAATTAAAAGATGATTTAGAAGAATTGAAAGAGATCAAGCAAGAGCTATTAAAATTCAATGAAAGAATCGATTATATCGAAAAGAGAATTTTAGAAACAGAAAAACTATTAAAGGGAGAGAAAAATGAAGAAGAATCGAAAATTGACGAAGAATCATTTTAAAAGATTAACGAAGAAGCACAAAGATCTGATTGATGATCTGATTTTTTACAGAGAGATAAATGATTTCTTTCCTTATGCGATCTTGAGAACTGATTATTCTACGATCAAGAAATCAAAGATAACTGAAGCTGCAATAAAGCTTTTAAGAGATCTTGAAAAGATGAATTTAATAGATCTTGATAAGAAAGAAAATTTTGAATATTATGAGATTTATCTGAAAGATCAATCTTATGAATTATCTTTACTTTCATCTATTCCTTATCTTTATAAATAGCAATCTCTCGATTGCTTTTTTATAGTCTGATCTTCATATTGATTGATTCTGAATTGCGCTCATTATACCGCACTATCTTATCTCCCCACTTATCTTGAAGCATTTTCTGTTGCTTTCTTTCTTCTTCTATCGAGCGATATTCCTGACACCCGCCTTTCATCTTCTGGTGATCGCATTGATAGCTCAAGAAATTAGCTCGAATGCAGAACCCATATTTATTCACTTTTTGAAGAAAATAATCATAATCTTCTTTAAGGGAAAGATCTTCATCATAGCGGATTTCATCGATAATATGCCCGCAGAAAGGCCCTAATATCGGTGTATGAAAAGAGAAGGGCTTATTGATTGAATACCCGATAGGGTCTTGAACTAGATTCATTCCCCAGAAAGATATTCCTAGATTGTAAGAGAGGTCGAACATTTTTTCTATTTCTGCTTCAATTTGATTTTTATCTAAGGTGATTCTATCTCTTTTGTATAGATGGAGAATCTTAGATATGTCATCGTCAGCCATTACGATGTTTCTAAAATCAGAATTATCTAAAATCCAATTTCTAGTATCAGCTATATTAGATACCGCACCTTTGGGGATTTCTTTTATTTGATATCCGAATTTCCTATAGCTTTCTGCTTCCTCTTCCCTAACTACATATACGAATCTCTTTTTTGAGAAAAGTTTATGTGTCATAGCAGTATCAGCTCTTTTGTAGCTAGGGCAATATACGATCCAATCATCTTCAATCATTTTTTAATCCTTTCTAAGAAATCTTCCCCTCTTAAAATTCTATTAGGACCATTCCTGAAGAAAGCTGGATTCTTTTTATGCTTCGATAGCCAATAGCCTACATTGAAATCATTTTGAATCTTTTCATTGAACTCATTGAAAGCTTTCTTATCATCGAAGATGATCACGAGATATTCTTTATCAACTTCGATCTCATCGCTCATGGTAACGCTGCTTTCGAGAGCATCTACTTCTTCTTCTGTTAGATCTTTCTTTGCATCAAAATCATCATCGAAGCTCATGTCTGGAAATCCGATATCAGCAATATCAAAATCATCATTATGGAGGACTTCTAATTGCTGTTTGAGAGAGACATCATCCCATTCGGCAAGTTCAGCAGTTCTATTGTCAGCGATTGCGAAAGCTATTTGATTCACATTATCTAATTCAGATCTGACGCAGTCGATTGTTTTCCATCCCAATCTTTTTGCCGCTGCAAATGTCCCATTTCCTGCTATGATAATATTAGATTGATTAATCACGATTGGTTTTTGTTGACCAAATTTTGACAAGCTTCCGCAGATTGCTTTCATATTGCTTTCTGGATGCTTTCTGACATTTGATGGGTCTTCGATTAATTCAATTAGAGGTATGCTTTCTATTTTCATATTAGCCTTCTTTTCAAAAAATGATTTTTAATATAAAAGATGTTCTTTGTATTTCCAAGGGAAAGAGAGAAGATGTTAAAGAAAGCTTGCAAGAATTGTGGTGAAGAATTTGACACTGAATTTGATTTTAAGGTCCATTGTTCAAAAGATTGTAGGCTTGCATGGAAATATAAAAACACGAAAGCAAAAAGAGATAAGAAGAAATCAGATAAGCCTTGTGCTAATCCTCGATGCAAAAAGATGATGATTAATGCGAATGTTGGCAGGAAATATTGCTCAGATAAATGTAGGGAGACTATTGGATTGACTGGAGAACCAACAGGCAGAAAGCCTACATATAAACCTGAATATTGTGACATGGTAATCAACCATATGAAGGGCGGAAAGAGCCTTGCATCTTTCGCAGCTAGCATTGGAACATTTAGGCAAGTCTTATGGTCATGGCGACAAAAATACAGGGACTTTGATGACGCATGTAATATTGCCATAGAGCTTGCGCTTGATTGGTGGGAAAATTTTGCAGCTCTTTCAGCTACCGGAAGGATATTCGACCCCCAGCATGAAGGCAAATATAACAAGCATAATCCTGGGATGATTCAATTTATAATGAGGCAAAGGTTTTATCGTGATTACAACCGTCAGGCTGTGCAAGAAATAGATGTAAATGTCAAACCTAAAATTACATATAAAACATCAATGTCTAAAGATGGGCGAATGATTCAAGATGTAATTGATGATGTCTTAAAAGAAGAGGGATTTAAAGAATGATGACAATTGTTTTTTTACTTGCTTGGAATAATATATCGGCAGAAGCCTCTTTGTGTGAAAAAGATTTTTCTAAGAATAAATCGAAGCTAATTAATTTATTTGCTGTGTTTATTTTTGATTTAATAACATTTACTATCGGGTTTCAGATTGCATTACACAGCACTTAAAAGAGGGTAAATATGGCACTAGAGACATTAAAAGGCGTAGAAGAAATTGGTGACTTGACAAGGATAAGGATAAGAATGAAATGGAAATCAAGATAAGCTATGATCCGCAGGGCTTGAAGGGTGAGGAGTGAAAATAGCACTATCAAAATACGACGAACATGGTCACAGGCATTTTTTAGGTATAGATGGTGAATACTACTACACGACAAGTTCAATACTGATAAGATATTTCAATACAAGAGCAGAGGCTAAACGGTACAATCACCACTATAAACTAAACTTGAAGCCTTATATTATTTGGGACTAGTAATGCAGACTTTAAGCGAATGGAATTGAAAAAAGATGCAAAAACTTTTTAAAGTATTCCATCCTGATGGATGGGAATTTACAGGAACAAGAATGGAAGCATTGGCTCAAGCTGAACATTACTGTAAGCTCTACAGCAAGAGTCTTGATGATATTAAAATTAAGCCAGTGGTAATCAATGATTGAATCTAAAATAATATATGAAATTTCTCATCCAGAAGGTTGGTCTGTTCGCGGGCTAAAAAATGCAGCGATTTCTGAGGCAATGCACTGCTGCTTAGTTTATGGATGTAGATTTGAAGATTGTATTATAGAGATAATTGAAGATGAGCCCACCTCTTAAAATGAGAATCAGGAGGTATTTAGATGCCCAATAAATTGGTTGGAGCTGGTTATGATAAATCTTTTTTTATCGCAAAAATAAAAATGAAAAAAGGTTGTCATATGTGCGGTTATAGAGATCATCCTTCCGCATTAAATTTTCATTTTAAAGGAAAAGAGAAATACATATCAAAAAAAATAATGACATTTGAACATTACGACACAATCGAAAATATAAAAGAGCAAATAAAAAATTGCCTTGTGAGATGCTGCAACTGTCACAGAATAGTAAAGTGCAATAAGAAGCTTTACGAAAAAATGGGTTATGATGTATCAGGAAGTTGAAATCCAGACAATAAAACCGCACTCTGCCAAACAAGAATTAATCATGAAAGCATTTCAATATAAGCAAGTGAATGAGATCTTCGTCGCTTGCGGAACCAAGTTTGGCAAATCAATCGCAGCATCGACAGCGCTTACGAATGGAATCTTTTCTGATGCCGGAGGCACATGGAGATGGATTGCTCCAATTTACCGTCAAGCTAAGATCGGTATGGATTATTTTAAAGGGATCGTTCCTCCTGCTCCTCATTCAGATTTGGTTGAATCTAAAATGCTGATGAAATTTGATCATCTCGATTCACGATTAGAATTTTGGCACACTCAAAAACCTGTAGACTTAGAAGGTGCAGCTGTTAAAGGTCAGGTAGGGGATGAAGCTGCCAAGATGCCTTATGATGCTTATATTTCTGCTAACACAACAACGACATTCACGCAAGGCTTGTCGATGTGGATTTCAACACCTTGGGGAAAAAATTGGTTCTTCAAAAAATTTAAAGAAGCTCAAGAGAGAATGGCTTGGTCTTTAAAGAATAATAAAATACCAGACATGATTGCTATTCATGCTCCCACTGTTGCTAATCCACTTGTCTCTCCAAAGGTAATCCAATTAGCAAAAATGAGATTATCTGAAAGAATGTTTAGGCAATATTACTTAGCCGAATTTCTCGATGATGGATCTGTTTTTATCAATTTCCGTAAATGCGTTAGAGGGTCAGAATTAGATTTTGGTGATGCTTCCATTCAAAGATGGTTTGCCGACAAATCTGAATATGACAAGAATGGCGTAATAGATCGTGATGTTGTTATCGGTGTCGATTGGGCTAAGCACAAAGATTATACAGTCATCTTTGTGATTGATCCAATGTGCAACCCTAGGCGGGTCGTGGGTTTTATGAGATTTCAGGGCATAAAATACACTGACCAAATTAAAGAGCTTTATTTGATCTGCAAGATGTATCGAAATGTTGGAATGATCTTGCATGACAAAACTGGCGTAGGTGTAGCCATCGATGATATGCTTAGCCCGATTCCATTTCCATTTGAAGGCGTGACATTTACTAATGCACTTAAATCAGAGTTGGTGAATAATCTTGGTATGTCATTTGAAAAAGAAACAATCGAGATTCCAAATTGGCAGGAGCTATTAAAAGAACTTGATGCTTTTGAAGTGGTTGTGAATAAGCTGGGGACAACTATTTATAATGCACCAGAAGGGCTTCATGATGACATAGTGATGTCTCTGTGTTTGGCTTTAAGGGCTGCGAGTGAGTATGCTGGTGATTTTGAGATAAGATATTTAGAAGATCTGAATCAAGAGAATTTAATGCCAATGGATAAATATTATTTAGATCTTATCGAAGATGATTTTGAAAGGTGAGGGTATGGGAAGCGATAATAAACAAGTTGACCTTGGTAAATATATTGATGCCCTTACAAGGGAAGTTGATGATTTTGAGGCCAAAGGTTATGAATTTACCAGAGATGCCGACCCAACCAGCACCAATGACATGTGGAGCGAAGAGTTTAAAGCTTTTGCTGACATGTCAACTATCGAGAGCCTTTTCTTTTCTGAAGATTGGGTTTACATAGTTGTCGATTTGATTGCTCAAAAAATATCTAGCCAAAATTTGTTGGTGATGAAATCAGATATAAACTCTGGAGTCGAGTCAGTTGATTATGCTGCAAATCATCCTTTAAACGAATTGATAAATAGACCAAATGAATATCAAGATTATCATTCTTGGATGTATAACCTTGTGACCCAATATATCCTGCTTGGGAATAGCATCATTTGGTATTCAAAAAGAATGAAACAGCTTGTTACTTTAAGAACCTCGCAAGTTCAAATTCATTTTGATTCAAGAGGCAGCCTCGAATCATATATCCTTTATGGTGATGACAGCTTTGATTCTCAAACAGCTCAAATGAACAAATTCAAAAGAGAAGAAATAATCCATATAAGGCGACCTAATCCTGTATCTCTTATATGGGGTTTATCTCCATTTGTTCCGGGAAGAAAATCTGTTCTTTTTAATAGGTATTCAACTGATTATCTGAATAGCTTTTATTTAAAGCAAGCGACTCCCGGTATGATTGTAGAGATGGACAGGCAGGTAAATGAAGCAACCGCACTGCGACAATTAAGAACATTTGAATCTGCTTATACCGGTCGAAGAAATCAACGAAGAACGATGATACTTCCCAAGGGTGTAACTGCCAAACCTTCTTCACACACAATTGCCGACCAGAGAATTGTTGAGCTTATAAATAATAACAGGGAAGCAATTCTGGCATTGTTAAAAGTTCCCAAGCATGAAGTTGGATTGCAAGAATCTGGAAGCTTGGGGAGCCAAGAATATAAAACCAGTTTAAGAAATTTTTGGGAATCAACACTTAAACCAACTGCAAGGATGATTGAAGGCGCTTTAAATCATTTCTTCAATAAGCAATTGGGAGAAGAATATTTCTTACAATTTGACCTATCTGATGTAGAAGCTCTCCAAGAAGATTCAATGGCGAAGGCTGAGATAGCAGCTAAAATGCTTGAAGCTGGAGCAACTGTGAATGAAGTAAGGTCAAAAATATTTGAGCTTGAGCCAGTAATAACACCTGGAGCTGATCAGCCATATATATTGCTTGGAAAGCAATCGACACAGCCATTAAGTGTTGAGCAAATGGATTTAGGAGAGGGTGACCCTATTGAAGAAAAGTCAATAGAGTCAGATGAAATGAAGCTTTATAAGCTTATAGAAGGACGTAAGCAAGGATGGGTTAAATCAATAGATGAAGAAATGGAAAACATAGTTGAGGGTCCTTCAGGTAGGCATATTTTTGATTTATCAATTCAAACTTTAATAGCTATGGGAAATATAGCAACCTCTATTGTTAAATCAGAGCTTGAAGAAGTTAAAACAAAGGCAGCAAAAATTCCATCTCAATCTGAATTGTCGAAAAGAATAGAAGAAGCTTTTAAAGAAATAGCTCCAGAGTGGGAAGAAGAATACACAAAAACACTCATTTCAACTATGGAGCTTGGTTACAACCAGCAACTTGAATTAATATTTAACCAGCAAGACAGAGATAAAATCGAAGCTCTAAGATTAAGAGATGCCAACAAAAGAAGGGCAATACTTTCAGCAAGGGGGCTTGATGGGTTTGCTTATATGTCGCAGACTCAAACAGAAAAGATAATGTCTGAAATTCTAAAGGGTGTTGAAGCGAAAGAGACAGTTGATCAAATAGCAAAAAGAATTTCTAACACCTTTACAGACCCAGAGCTTGCAGCTTCCAGATCAAGAACGATAGCAAGGACTGAAACTTTAACAGCCGTCAGCATCGGTCAAGGTGCTACAATTGAAAATGCATCAGAGGTTATCAAAGGGCTGAGAAAAGGTTGGCTCAATATGTCTGGAGGAAATTACACAATCACTCCAGATGGAATTAAAGAAGGCGATGGAAGAATAAGAGATAAACACCTTAGCAAAGATAATGGAGGTGTATCAGGGGAAATAGTTGCTCATGATAAAACCTTTTCTAATGGTTTAAGATGGCCTCGTGATGTGCGGTCATCTGACCCTGGTCAAGTTATTAATTGTCGATGCACAGTTGTTATGCTTACTCCCGGAGAAAATCTTTAAAAAAATTTATAATATGGAGAATCAGTTTTGAAATTTAAAAGACAAACAAAATTATCCCACGGCGTAGAAATGCTTGGTATGGGAGAAATTAAATCCCAAGGCGATAAGGTAATCATCGAGGGGCTTGCTAATAAAAATGTCTTAGATCGTGGTCGAGATATCATTGAAGTAGATGCTTGGGAACTTGATAACTACAAAAAGAATCCTGTCATTTTATTTAATCATGGGATGGACCCGATGTTAGGTGGAACACCAATCGGTAAAGCGATTGAAGTTAAACCAACTGAGAATGGTCTTTATATTAAAGTAGAGCTTTCAAATATTGATGACCCTGTAATAAGCAGAATCAGAGGCTTGGTGAAGGAAAGAATGCTAAGAGCTTTTTCTGTGGGTTTTGACCCTAAAGAAATGCAACCAGATCAAGTTGATTCAAGCATAAATCGAATTAAAAAAGCAGAATTATTTGAAGTTAGCATTGTTGGCGTTCCAATGAATCAGGATTCCTTATTTGAAATATCTGGAAAAGCTCTTAAAAGAAAAAGTTTGAATCTTCTTAAAAGAGATATTTTGAAACGTAAGGGTGCGTGGGTCGCTGGAGCTGTTCATAATAGAATTTATGAGCTTCAAAAAGATGGCGTTGATAAACAGAGCATCTTAGAAAAAATTTCTGAGGAAGCTGGAATATCATCTGAAGAATTGATGGATATTCTTGCTGGTAATGTAACTCCAGTTCCAAAAGAAATACTTGAAGCTCTTTCAACAGCTCTTGGGCTGGATATCGAAACCCTAAACCGACTTAATGAAGGTGATATGGAGATCGGTGATGAAAACACAGATGATGATATGGAAGAAGAAGTAGAAGAAGAAAAAGAAGAAGAGATGGTGGAAGAAGAAGAGATGGTGGAAGAAGAAGAAGAAGTAAAAGAAGAAGAGGTGGAAGAAGAAGAAGATGTGATGGAAGAAAAATCAGTTGATGAGGAATTAGGAAATACCGCACAGATTCAGGCAAGCAACTCTGACGCAGAGAATAATGACTTCGGTTCTCCATTTCTTGACGCTGCCAAACAAACCAATGTATTATTAGGAACACTCATTAATGAAATGCAATTGCTTCGATCTGCTCTTACCAAACAAGAACCAGAGCTAGAACAAGAGTCAGTTCAAGAGAATGTGCATGAAGAAGAAGAAGAAATGGATGAACGACAAAAGAGGCTTGACCTATATGCCAAAAGGTTAAAAAATATAACCAAACGCCTCGAAAGCATTTCATGTTAAATTTTGGAGAATAAATAATGGAATTAGAAGAATTGGAAAAGCAATCCAAAGCGATCGAGGATCGTTTGGACAGCATCGAAAAGAACCTAAAGCAAAAAGATGAAGACGCAATCAATGCAATCGCAAAGGGAGGAGCTTCTGTGGGAGCAGTTAAAACTGGTGGAATTAATTCTGATGAGCAAAGGGCTTTACGCTATTTTGGCGTTCCCCATGTTAAAGATTTGCTTCACATCAACACTATGGCTCCTAAGTACAGCCGAGTTCCAGAAGAATTAAAGCATCTTGTTTTAGATCTCAAAAAAGATGTCGATGTTTGTCGAATGACTCAGCAAATTTTACATGGTGAGCCACTTGATCGTGATGAGCGACAAAGCCATGTCAAAGGTATGCTTGATAGCTATTATGGAAAAAATGTTCTTGCCCCTAAGCTGAAAGCTTTCGGCTCAACAACTCCCGGTGCTGGTGATGAATGGGTCCCTACTGCTCTTTCAACTCAATACATTGAAGAATATGAACTAGAAAGAAAAGTTGCTCAACTTTTCCGACAAGTGAATATGCCTTCTAATCCTTATGATCTTCCTGTTCAAGCTGGAACTACCAAAGCAAGAATCCAAGCTGAAAGCGGGTCATTGTCTGGCTCCAATTTTGGGACTTCCAAAATTCAATTCTCTGCAACCAAGCTTACAGAATTTTATCCATTGTCTGAAGAATTGAATGAGGATTCAGCTCCAGATATCCTTGGACTTGCTCGAAGCGAAGTTGTCGAATCAGAAATTCGTGCGGTTGAAGCTGCAATCTTGAATGGTGATACAACTGGTCCTCATATGGATGCTGATATCGCCGCTGGAGGAGCTGACCTATCTGAAAAAGCTTGGAAGGGTCTTCGCAAACTTGCACTAGAAAACTCTGCCAATGGTTCTTTGGTTGATTTTCTTGGTGCGGCTCCAACAATCACTAAGTATCGAGCGATGCGACAGGCTATGGGCAAGTTCGGTGTAAATGCGAGAGAGCTATGCTGGTTGGTTTCAACTAAGGGTTACAATCAAATGCTTGCACTTGATGAAGTAACAACTGTCGAGAAGTTTGGTCCAATGGCTACAATTCTCCAAGGCGCATTGGCAGCACTTGATGGTATTCCCATCGTTATCTCTGAATACATGAGAGATGACCTTGATGCGACCGGTGTCAATATCCTTCCCGGTGATGCTCTTTCCAGCGCAATGCTTGTAAATCATCGTCGTGCGTTCTTCGGTGTTAGACGACCTATCAGAGTTAAAGCTGTAATGAACCCAACACCTCCCAATGATGAGTGGTTGGTTGCTGCATGGTGGAGAGGTGATTTCCAAGCTCATGCACAAAGCGCAAGCGAAGTGTCAATTGTTCTTGGCCACAATATCGCTTAAGTTATTTTGTTAGTCTAAAAAAGATAGGGCTGATTTATTCAGCCCTATTTTTGATTGAGGTTAAAATGAGTGAAGCAAAAATAATAAACTTACACGAAACCAAGACTATTTTTGATTTAAAGAGTTATTCGTCAGGTGTTCACTCACAGATAATAAGTGTGTATGGTAATAGCTTCGTCTCTTCTGTTTTTGTTCTAAGCATTGACCCTGATACAAGTGTTCAGGTGAATTATTTTGATACTACTCTAGGATATGCTTACAGCGAACGATACGACATTGGCTCCCACGATGTCTTAGATAATTCTTATAATGGAAAAACCCAAAGGGAATTATTTTGCCTAATTCATAATAAAGTTGTTTGCGAAATAGTTGTTTCAGGTGGGAATGCAATTCTTGGGGTGAGTGCAACAGCATCCTCTGCATTTGATGACAAGTCGATGGATCAAGTGATTGCAATGGCTAGGTCATCTGGATTTGCTGAAAATGAGCTTTTCGATAAACTTGTTTGCAGAGAAGTCGCTAACAATCATAAAATTCTTGAATACAGCAACGTCGATATATGTCAATTTCAGATAGTTGCAAAAAAAGATTCTACAGGTTTTTCTCTGGAGAAAAGAGTTTGTGAGTTTTTTATGCTGCAAGAGAATGCAGACTTTTTGCTGCAAGAAAATGGCGACAAGATTAAAATAAATGGTTTGATTCCTCTATAGGTGTATTTTATGGCTGATTCAAAAATATCAGAGCTTTTAGAAGTTACGGTTCCCGCTGCAAATGATTTGCTTGTCATTGTTGACCAGAGTGAATTACCTCCAACTACCAAACAAATTCAATATGGGAATTTAGTTGTTGGTGTGGATGCCTTTGTTTCATCATTAATGAATAACACTCAAGCAACTGGCTCGGTGGATGGAACTTATACGACATTGAATTTTAATAATGACTATGCTTCATTTTTAAATTCAGCGATTGATAGGCCAACTGTTTCAAG